TCTCACTATGCGTATAGAAAGCGATACTCTTGAAGAGTTTAAAAGACTTTGTGGTAAAAATTATCAAAAAAAAATAAGAGATATTATGAAAGCATATGTAAATAAATATTCTAGTATAGAAAAAAAAGAACAAGAATTGAGAGATAAAAGTTTAAATGTTGAAAGTTATTTAAAATAGCATTGACTTTATTTTAAAATAATAGTAAAATGATTTTAGAGAGTGGGTAAAGTAATTAACACATTATTTAATTTTTTGAATTTTCTTTTTCATTGATACTGTAGTCTGTACCCCCTGACTAATCGATTTAAAACACAACCACTCTCACACGTTTAGAACATAGAAACTAATATGAATTTCTGAACACTGTCCTTTATGTTGGAGGTTTATACCTCCTCTTTTTATTGGTTTTGACAACTAAACTGAAAAATGATATAATTTCAGTGTAATTATCAAGAGAATGGAGTGATATATATGGCTAGTACTACTTTAGAAAAGAAGAAAGCAAGAGATTATTATAGAAAAAATAAAAAGTATAGAGAAGAAAAAATTGCCCAAAGGAAAGAGACAGCTTCTAAGAATAAGGAAAAAGAAGCGGAATATTCTAAAAAATATTATTGGAATAATCCTGAGTACAGAAAAGAGAAAAAGAAGCAAGCAATTGCTAATAAAAAGAGAACAAGAAAAAAATAATTGACTTCTTGTTCTCTTTATGTTATAATTAATTCGTTGGGATAATCATAGAATAGATTTATATAAGTATCAAAGAGATTATCTCAACAATAAAAGCTTTGGTACTTGTATAAGTCTATTTTTTATAGGAGGCTTTTATGGAAATGAAAAAATGTTCAAAATGTGGGATAGATAAACCTATTGAAGAATTCAGATATTCCAAAGGATATTATCGTGGTGAATGTAAAGAATGTGAAAAAAAGAGAAGTTTAAACTATTGTCACGAACATAAAGAACAACTTGCAAAATATAATAAAAAATATCGTGAAGAACATAAGGAACAAATTAAAAAAAGCGGTAAAGAATACAGAGAGAAGCACAAGGAAAAAATAGCACAATGTAAAAAAGAATATGAAATTAAAAACCGCGTTATCATAAGAGAAAAAAGAAAACAATACAAAGAAATAAATGCCGAAAAAATCAAACAAAAGGCAAAAGAATATAGAACTAACAATAAAGAAAAACTTCGCGAACAAGCAAAACAATATCGCAGCAAACACAAAGATGAATATAGAGAATATAACAAAATATATAGAAAAACGAATAAAGAATATTTTAAGAGAAAACGCAAGGAGTATTACTTAGAACATAGAAACCAATGTCTCCAGCAAAAGAAAGAATGGGTTAAAAATAATCCAGAGAGAATTAGATTAATGCAACAAAGAGATTATCTCAAAAGAAATGCAGACCCAATTTTGAAGATGAAAGATAGGCTTAGGAATAACATTAAAGATAGTTTTAAAAGAAAAAAATATGTAAAAAATAAAAAGTTAGAAGAAATAGTTGGGCTTAACATAGATGAATTAGTAGAATATTTGTTAAAAACTTTTGTACAAAATTATGGTTATGAGTATGTAGGTCAAGAGCCAGTACATATAGACCACATAAAACCACTTGCTACTGCTACTACCATGTTAGAGGTAGAAAAACTTTGCCATTATACTAATCTTCAATTATTGAAAGCAAAAGATAATCTCCAGAAAGGTGCAAAATATTAAACTCAAAAATTTCCAGACTATTTCCACTCCCAAAAAATCTCCAGACCTAAACGTGCCTTTTCTTGACCAATACGAAAAAAATGTACAAAAAAAGCACATATCATATAACCCCAAAATAAACCTGTTTGAGAAGAAAATGTACAATATAGTATATTTGTACTAAAACAATTCAAACGTGGCTGAAATGTACTCCAAAATAGGCTCAAAATAAATGCAAAAAATACTTTACACTTACTTTTTGTTGTAAGCCTTTTTTCATTTACAAACAAAAAATACAACTAATTAAAGTTGTATTAATATTTTCGTGGCTTATTCCAATTTTTAGTTACTTTGTCTAAAATTATTGAAAGTGCTAGAGATTTATATGCTAATGGTATATTTTTTAGTGATAAGCCTTTAGCATTTTTTCTATTTTGCCTTTCCCTTTCTCTTTCTTGTTCTTGTTGTAACTTTTTTGATTTCTCTTTTTCTCTTTTAAATTTATCAAACTCTTTCTCAAATTGTTCTTCTATATAGTCAAAAGTATCATAATAGTTGCAATTATATTTTTGTTCTCCTAATTCATTTTTAATGCTCAAAATGTCATTATAAACACCTGTTACAAGATGTTCCTTTGAGTTATAAACATATAAGAAGTCATAATCGTTGTTGTATACTAAATCAAAACCATATTTTAATAACCTTTTAACATCTTTCTTCAAGTCCTCTTCAAGTTGTTTTTGCTTGTCTTTCTCAGCCTTAATCTGTTGTGCTTTCGTTTGGTTATAAGATATGGTCGCCATTTCATGTAGTAACCCCATTATTTAACCTCCAAAAATTCTTTATTTTGATACCAATAGTTAATTGTTTCGTCAATTTTGTTCCATAACTCAAAATCATTTGCCACACTTTCAGCAATTTTCTTTTCTAATTCTTCACTAGGTTTATTTTCTTTATCATTGTCATTATCTTCATATAAAAATGTTGTTTTATCTTTTACTAACTTCAAAAAGTCTATTTTATAATCATTCATTATTTATCACTTCCTTTAAAAATCTCATTACAACTTACAACATATTCAATGTTGTTTATTTTAATTTTAATACAATTTTCTCCTAAAATATTCTCATATTTTTCAAATTTAACATCTTTCATAACTTCTTCATTGCTATAATTATAAAAGTTGTAGTCTTTTATTTTATCATAAATTATATCAATTATCATATCTTTCATTTCACTCACTCTCCATATTCCTCTAATTCTTCTAACTCTGCTAATAATTCTTCCTTTTCGCCTTGACAACCAAAAGTGCAACAAACTTTATCTCTTTCTTCAATATATTTTAATTGCTTTTTGATTTCCTTTATTCTTTCCTTAATTTTGCTTTCTTTCATTCTATCTACTTCCTTTCATATACACTAACAATAAACATATTTATTGCTCTTTCTAAATCTTCTTTTGTACTATTCTTAATTCTCTCAAGTAAATCTTCAAGTTGGTTATTATCAAGTTTACATACTAAATCAATGTTCTCTAGTATGCTATATATCTCAAACTTAGTCATTTTCTTTCTCCTCCTTATTCATTTCTAAGCACTTTCACTATTGTTTCTAAACATTTTTGTTTTTTTGCTCTCACATAATAACTATTATTAAATATTTTATAGTTGCCATTTTGTTCTACAATAAATCCAACTATATTTTCTACACCATTTTTATAAGTATAGAATTTATACAATAAACAACCTTTATTTTCTGTTATATTCTTAACATATTCTTTTACTTGATAATCTAAATTGTTATTAAACATAGATAAATCATAATTTCTTAAATAACCTTTTTCGTGTTCTAAACCATTACAAGTTGTTTCGTTATATGGTCTTATATAAAAACTTGTTTGTCCACCCCAAATACATTGTCCAGTTGTGATACATACAATATAATTATCAAAAGTTTTATAACCAGTATCAATTATAATTCTACTACCCCTTTTATTCCATTTATAATATTTATTTCCCATTGTTTTACCTCCTAATCTACTCTATAAAATTGTATAATATTATAATAATATGCTATTTTACCAAATTTTCGTATCATGACACTTTCTATTTCTTCTTTAATACCTTTAGCATTTATTCTATCATACTTGCTAAAATACTCAAATTCTCCGTAGTCATGTCCATTATCATAAAATACTCTTACTTGCATTATTTTTCACTCTCCTTTAATTGTTTTTCAAATTTTTGTAATAATTCAAGTCTATCTTTTATCATAAAATTATCTTGTGGGTTTTTATTTCCCAATTCTTTTGCTAAATTATATAGTCCAACTATTTCGTGTTTTAAATTATGTATTTTCTCTTCTAATTCTTTTTTAGTCATTATGAAATCAACACTCCTATCTTTTTTAATTCACTTGTACCACAATTTTCTTCAATTAAATCAAGTACATATTGTGTATCTTCGTTTAAATGCCCTTTGTCTAACAAACTTAAGTCCCAAGCATTATGTACCCCGTTTAATTCGTCGTCGTCACCTAAATAAACTTGTATTTTGCTTAAATCATACCCATTATTTTCTAATTCTTGAATAAAGACTTTTAAGTCTTGCATTGTCAATTGTTCCATTATTCTTTCCTCTCTTTCTCAAACATCTCTTTTAATTCTATTATTTTTTCGTATTGTTCATTGTTATAATTTTTATTGTGTGTTGCTAAATAATAAAGTATGTCATTGACTTTTTCATAATCAATTGTATCAATAAATTTGTTGTCAACTTCATTATTTTTCAATTCTTCTAAATATCTCATTATTTTTCACTCTCCTCTTCCTCTAAAATTAAATATCTAGGTAGTTTACTCCAATTATAATATTTCGCTAAATATTTATCGGTCTCTATCATTTCTTTTAGTCTTTCTTTTGCCGTTTCAATATCTTTAATGTTTCCAATTAGTGTGTAACCTGGGTTGCCTTCAAGTACAATTTTATACATTTTTAATCACTCCTCTTCATTGTTAGAACATAGAAACTATATTAAATCTCTAGTCTATATAAAATTCAATGCCTATTAAGTTATCTTCACTATCATATATGTAGCATGTGTAGAAGTATATTAATAATAGTGGTTTATTTGCTTTAGGGTATGTCAATTCTATATGACATTTTGATAGTCCTGTTTCTTCATTATAGTTATCTTCTTTAATATCTTCAGCATAGTTAATTGTTATCATTTCAAACATATCAGTATTGAAGTATTCGTTTGCTTTAGTGCCAAAGTAGACACCCAAATCTTCATAATGGACTTTTTTCATAATATCTTCCTTTCCTTTTTTTTTAAGACTTAAGGACTTCTAGAAAACAAAAGACACAAATTTTTCTAAAAGAACTACAACTAGAAGTCCAAAAATCTCTACATATTTCTAGATATTTTACAACTCCCAAAACCCCAAAATTTCACACAATATCAACAAAATGACAATTTAATGTAAAGTTAGTGTAAAGTGTGTAAACTATGTTGTAAAATAACTATTTACTTAACTTTTTGGAAGTCTTTGGACTTCTTTTTGTTAAGTGATTACATTATATCATAACATTTTCTAAAATTGGAAAAAATAGAAAACTTTTTTAGAAAAATAGAATAAAAATTATATATATAATAAGGACAACAAAAAAAGAAAATAAAAAAATTACAAAAAAAGTATTGCAAATGTATTTAAAGTGTGATACAATTAAAGTGCTTAAAGCAAGAGACACAAAGTTTTAAGTAGAAAAGAGGTGAAAAGCATGGAAGAGTTTAACTTCAAAAACTATAAAATTTATTGTAAACTAACAGGACTAAAAGAAAATGACTATAAAAGTTTGTTAGAATTTAAAAAGTTTTTAGTTTTAAAAAATACAATTGTAAAAAGTTGTAATTAATTAAAAAAGTGTATTGAACACTTGTGAATATGAAAAAATAAAAAAATGAAATGAGGTAATAAAAAAATGAAAAATATTTATATGGAAAATGTAACCAAAAAAGATATAGAAGAATTTAAAAAGTTAGGTTATAAATATATTATAAAAGCAGAAGACAAGTTTCTAAGTGCCTGGGGAGATAGTGCTAATAAACCACACTTACAAATAATATTATGTAGAACTAGTAAAGAATTAGAATTAATCTTAAAAGATTTAAGAAGTGATAAATCTTTTACTTATGTTACGTGGAATTATTTAGAATATAAAAATGTATATAATTATACATATAATAAAACTTATACAATAAGAAATGACTGGACTAGGTCATTTTGCAATGAAACAGACAAGAAAAGATACTTAGAGGGGGGAGAATAATGAAAAGAGAAGAAATCATGAAAACAATTAGAAGTTTAGCAAGTAGTCAAGGTCTTTATGGTCGTTTGTATAGTAGTTTAATGGAATTAAGCAAAGAAGAGTTTAACAAAGTTATGACAGAACTTGAAAAACAAAATTTCAAAGATAGTTTAGACCTTGTAATGTTTATTGAGGGTTAAACATATGAAAACTAAACACTTTTACACACTCTACAAGTACGACACTTTAAAAAATGATATTAGATACTTAAAAGAATATACTAACCTAAAGCAAGCATTAAATGACTTAAAAGACTATTACAAGAAATCGCAAATATACGCAAATATAACAACAAGTTTAGAAGATATTAAAATACTTAAAAACAAAAACTTAGTACTATTTAAAGAAAAAGACTAGTAAAATGGTCTTTTTTTATGCTTAAAAGTGGTTTATATGGTATTATATAGTGTTATTGTATTATAGTACTTATTTATTACTATATAAAGCAAAAAACGCTTATTTATACCCTTAAAATGTGTATATACTACTTTTATATACTCTCTTTTATGTACTCATACGCTTATATAGTATAATATATATAGTGTGTTTATTGTATTATTATAGTATTATTATTTATATCATTATTCTTTTTTATTTGCGTATTTGTTACACTTGTTAAATTAGATATTACTCATACAAATATTTGCTATAAATACTTTACATTTTATTTACACTTTTAAGGTTCAATATTATATCAATATTGGAAGTAAACACCACGCCCCACACCACCTATATGTTCGCGTTTTCCTTGAGTTACCCCTTGTCATAACTCCGACCAAAATTTATACTTTGGAAATCACGTATTGACAAAGCAAGAAAGAAGTAATATAATAGAGTATGTAACCGAGAGGTTATAAAAAAATAATTGTGTGCTGCTATAGGCAGCATATTGAGTAAGTATATAAAGTCTTAAAGAACCAATGCCTAGTGTAGTTTAGGGTGCTAGTAATATATTTACTTGATATGGTGTCTATAAGGCACTATTTACTTTGAAGCATTTGGTTATGCTAAATAGATTAGTAGAAGTAAAGGCGAGGATGACTACTCGGAATTAATTAGATGTTATCTTTTTAATTCGTTGTTCACATTATCTAAATAGGTAGTGTACTGATGATATATACCCTAGACTATGAAATTATTCTGTAGCCGACATTAAAGGTAATACTAGTTTATATCATTAGTGCAGTATCTATTAAAGATACAAAGGTTTTCGTTTTTGTTGAAGCAACCATAAAAGGTTGTTTTTTTGTGGTTTATAAATGTATTGACATTATAAATAATAAAAGGTATAATAGAGACATAATTAAAGGGAGGCATAATGAGAAAAGAGATTAAATATTATGCAATGTATTATGATTTTAATGCAAAGGAAATGAATAATACTAACGTGTTACATGAGGACACATTAAAAAGGCTACAAGAGATGGTTAAAAAGGGTAAAATCAAGGATAGAATGGGGTTTAAAGAATGCTTAAGGGGTGAGTTCATGTATAGATATTGGGGTAAGAGAGAATGGGAAATATCTGTAGGGGATTTATATGAGAAAGACCTAAATAAATATGAAAAAGTAGATGTGTATAACCAATTAGAGCCTAATTTGGACGTTATTACGGACTATATCATAAGAAATATGGGGATAACATTTAACAAAAAGAGTAAATTAAAGGAAAGAGTAGCAAATGTTACATTGACAGAGTACGATTTTGCTAAAGAAAAGAACCTAATAATAGAAGATTTGCTAAATATCATAGACCATCAGAAAGAGGAAATAAAGGAGTTAGAAAATCAAGAAGAGAGTAACCCAAGAGAAGAATATGGCGAGTAATATGAAAGAAAAATTTAAAGATATGAAAAAGGAGAATAAGTATGAATAAAGAATTAGAAAATACAATAAAAAGATTAGAAGAAGAAGTAAACAAACAAGCAAAAATAATACAATGGTATGAGACTACACAAGCAATATATGAAAAAAGAATAAATAAAGTAGTTAGAGATATAGAGCATGAATTATATGAACATATTTTATTAAATGATGAAGCCACTTGGAACCCAGGATTTTATACAAATGAGAAGTTGGATTATAGAAAGTTACTAATTTATTTTTTACAAGATTATTTGAAGATTTTGAAAGGGGAGTAAAAATAATGAAAAAAGATGAAGTTTTAAAAGAATTAGGAGATATAGCAAAAGCATTAGAAATAGAACTTGATTATGTAATAGAAGATAAAAGAGAATATTTAGTATGTGATAATACAAAAATATGCACTTGTGGAACTAATATTTATGGGATAAGGGAAGAGTTCTTTGGTTACGTTATTTTAAAAGAATGGAGATTTAGAAGTTTTGGAGCTTTTGATACGCAAACAAGAAGAAGAATAAAAGAATTTTGGTATGATGAAGATTTCAATCAACCATATTTAAGTGATGTATAGAAAAGAGTGATAAAAATGAAATTAGAAGTTGGGCAATTTATTAGAACTCCTTATGGTATTAGAAAAATAGTAAATATAACTAAAGATGATGGTTATGGGAAGCCTAGAGTTAAAGTAATTAAATTAGATGATTTTCTAAATACTGGCTATAAATTTAATTATGAATTTTATACTGATGAAAAAATCATAAAAGAATGTAAGACAAGTTTTAATATCATTGATATTTTGGAAAAGGGAGATTATGTTAATGGGCATGAAGTTAAATCTAAACAAAGTGGAGTTAAAAGAATTGACATAGGCGAAGATGAAAATTATGTATGGCTATATGAAGAAAATATAAAATCAGTCATCACACACGAGCAAATGGAACAAATGGCTTATAAGGTAGGTGAGTAAAGATGAGTGAACATTTAAAATTAGTTAAAGAAAATGCTTACATGAAATTATGTATTATACAACTAATAGAAGAATTAAAAGACATTAGAGAAGCAAAAGTTATTAAAGATTATTTAGTTGATGTTGTTGATGGAGTTTACGGGAATACTCTAGGAGATAACAAAAAAGATTATTTTGATAAATTAAAAAAGGAAAGTGATTAAATGATAGATGAAGAAGAGATAAGATTAGACCAAACGAAGAAAGTATTTAAAGCACTAGCAGATTTTATAAATAATGAAAGTGGGTCTTATAGATACTTAATTTATGATAAATTAGGTTTTAAATACGAAGATTATGCTGAGTTAATATCAGGCATGACAATAACAAATGCAATTGTGAAATTAGAGGACTTACAAAGGGAAATAGATATAAAAAATGCTTATCTAGACCTAATATATGGTCTAATATTTGACTATGATGGTTTTAATACAGTAGAGGGCTTAAAAGGGCTTATAGATGAAACAACAATATTTGTAGATAGAGCATTAAATAGTGATGATAAGAAACCTATTTACATAGATGGTGATGGGAATGATTTAAACATTTTACATGAAAAGATAGGAGAATAGATATGAAAATAATTAAAAAAGGAACTAAAACTTTACCAGATGAAATAGTTTATGTAAAAAAATGCGAAGTTTGCGGTTGCAAATTTACTTATACAATAAATGATATAGATTTTAGGGTTATTCCAGACTATTATCGATTTCTAATATGTCCACAATGCGAATGGAGTATATCAGTTCCGATTATAAAAAGAAAATATAAAGGCAGAAAATGAAAAAGAAAATTGATATAGTTGATATAAAGAATGCAAGTTATCTAAAATTTTATGTAGAAAATGGCTTTATATATTGTGAAAATGACTGTGGAGAAAGAGTAATAGTAGCGGAGTTAAAGGAGAAATAATCATGTTTGAATATAATGAAAGCGAAGAATTATTGAGGTATTCCCAAACAATGATTACCGAAATTATAAGTAATCAAGACAAAGAAACATTAAAAGCAATAGAAAGATATTGCGAGGAGAATAATATAATTCCTAATATAATTGAAAAAGAAAAATTAGATTTAGTCTTAAGATTAGGGATTAATGAATATAATAAGAGATTTTTAGAAAAGGAGGAGGATAAATAATGATAGAAAGAATAGTATATAATGGTTGGGCTTTTACTAAAAATGAAAGAGAAAAAGGAAAAATTAATAGAGAAATTTACAAAGAACTACAAGATAAATATAAGATATTAAAAATAAGTGATTTGAAACATGAAAGTCCCACAGAAGAAGAATTAGAAAAAAATGATATTGTTTATTCAAGGGAAGCATGTTATTTACACGGAGAATACAGAATATACAAATGTCCTGAAGAAGTTACGTTCAATGAATTATCTTTAATATGTGATGAGGGTAATTTATGTTTTGGGAGTAGTGGAAATAAAAAATTTTTAACAGTATTTGAAGATTAGGAGAAATAAGAATATGGATAAAGAACAAGAAAATCAATTTAAAGAACATATAAAAGAAATGGCAAGAGAAGAAATACAAAGGACTGATAAAAATGGAGTTATGGATAAGAAGCCAAGATAAGAGAATATTACAAAAAGTAGATAATATATTTTTAGATGCCAATTATGAAAATAAAAGAATTAGTACTTATAATGGAGATAACACTGAATTAGGAACATACAAAACAAAAGAAAGAGCCATTGAAATTTTAGATGAAATACAAAATATTATGAGAAATTATGCGTGTGTAATAAAAACAAATAGACTAGGCGAAGAAATAGATTTGATACCTAAACCAATATTAATTTACAATATGCCAAAAAAATAAAGAAAGGAATTATAGATAATGATAGATTTAAGAAGAGGGGATTGCTTGGAACTGATGAAAGATATACCAAATGAAAGTATAGATTTGATAGTAACGGATTGCCCTTATCATATTATAAGTGGTGGTTGCACAACAGGTGCTTATGGTAATAAAAAAGGTTGTGGAAAATGTTCGGTAAAATGGGAAACACAAGGGCAGTTATATAATTTTGAAAACATAAAAAGTGGTAAGTTATTTGATAATAATGACATTGAATTTAAACAATGGTTACCAGAGTTATTTAGAATATTAAAGAAAGATACACATTGTTACATAATGATAAATGCAAGAAACTTAAAGGAATTGCAACAAGAAGCAGAAAATGTTGGGTTCAAATTTCAAAATATATTGGTATGGAGAAAAAACAATGCAACCCCTAATAGATATTATCTTAATAATTGTGAATTTATTTTAATGTTAAGAAAAGGGAAAGCAAGAAATATAAATAATATGGGAACAAAAAATGTTTTGGATATCCCCAATATTATTGGTAAAAAGAAACATCCAACAGAAAAACCAGTTGAATTAATGAAAATACTAATAGAAAATAGTTCAAACAAAAATGATATTGTTATAGACCCGTTTATGGGGGTAGGAACAACAGGAGTTGCATGTACAGAATTAAATAGAAATTTTATAGGAATTGAATTAGATGAAAATTATTTTAATATTGCAAAAGAAAGAATAAACAATATAGTTGCAAAGGTGGAGGAATAATGAAAAAAGAAGAATTTACTTTACTTGAAAATATTAAAAGATTAGATAATGATATGCAAAAAGAAGTAAAAGTAAAAGAAACTAAAATAAAAATATTAGAGGCAGAAATAGAACAGTTATATGAGTTTATTGCTAAAATACAATATTTAGGAGAAATAGAACAACAAAGACTTGTTAATTTAGAAAGCAAAGGTGAGGAATAATGAATAGAGAAGAATTAGAAAAATATAAAATTCGTGATTATTATATGATACCTGTTGAAGTTGTTGATAATATGTTTTATTTGTTTGAACAACAATGTAAAAAACAAAAAGAAGCGATTTATAAGACAATAATGTATTTAGAAAAATTCGTGCCAATTGAAGAAGACACAATTATCATGAGAGAAAGACAAAGAGATTATTTATTAGATATATTAAAAGAGGTGTCAGAATGAATAAAGAAATAAATAAAATAATTACTAATTTAGAGAATTGTTTCGGCATATTCGACTATTCACTAACACCTACAGAAAGTAATTTATTAGTATCGTACATAAAAGAGTTACAACAAGAAAACCAACAACTAAAAGAACAATTATTAGTAACTCAAGATAATGAAGAAACATTTAGACTAGAAATGGAAGATATAACACAAACACTAGGATTAGATGAAGACGCATTATTTGATGATGTTAAAGCATATGCAGGAAGTTTAAAGGATAATTGGAATAAGTTAAAAGAATGTCTTAAAGATGTTATGAATAGTTGTGATGCTGATGATAAAGATTTTGTAGAAACAATTTTAGATATAATGCAAGAAATAGAAAAAGGAAGTGATATTAATGATAGTAATTAATTTAACTGACATTATTATTATATCTATAATTCTATTAATTATAGCAATATCTATTATAAAAATAATAATTGAAGAAATAAAAAAAATAGGTAAAAAAAATTGCTATAAATGTAAAAATTATCAATTATATGATGTTTGTAGTTGTGGAGATGGTTGTAGATATCAATGTATAAAAAATAATAGAATTGATAGTGTTGTAAGTATGAATTGCAATGAACATTATGAAGAATGTAAAGGAAGTGATAGTAATGTATAAATGGACTATAAAAAAATTTTATGACGATACTGATGTATCAACTGCTAAAGATGGTTTTAAAACATATAATCAATGTTTGGAAGATGTATTAAAACATACAACAATAGATATTGCTTTTAGAAGTGCATATGAAGCCGAAATTACAAATTTAATTATAAAAATAGAAAAAGTAGAGAGTGATGAGTAAATGAAAATGAGGTTGATTAGATGAAATGGGCAGCAAAACGATTTAATAAACATTTGTTAATACACAACTTTTGTTATTTTAAAGATTATTCAATTGGAGTATTAATAGGTAAGACAGACTTAGGTTTTGCAGTTCAATTTGATTTAATCTTCGTAGGAATAACAATAATAATTTAAGAGAGGCATAAAATAACCTCTTTTATTTTGCTTAAAAATGTGATATACTATACTTAGGTGATAGTATGGAAACAATAATAAGTATACTATTTATAACTTTAACGATTTTAGGCACAGGTTTTTTGTGTCTTTTAAATTGGGCTAAGCAGGAGGCGAAGATAATGAGTTTTGAAAAGGCGATAGAGCATGGTAAAGAAAAGAGAAAACCATATTATGGCAGTAAAAGAATAGACCCAACGTGTAGAAATCATGGTTCATGTCCTTATTGTGCAAAAGGCAGAGAATATTCTTCTAACAAAAGAAAAGAAAAGTTGAAAGATATGGTGTCTGAATATGAAAGAAATCACTAGAGAAATGATAAAGACTTTTAAATTGAATAAGTTAGGCTACGACCAAATGGGATACACATTTAATAATACAAAACAACTTTCATATCATCATATGATTATAGCGAATAAAAATGGTGGGCTAATGACATTTGAAAATGGAGCGATATTGAGGCAAAACACTTCACACAATTATTTGCATATTCTGGAAAGAGTTGACCCTGAAATATTTTATCTAATAACAAGCGAATTAATTGATGAAAACATTAAAAGAAGAGTAGATATTGAAAATTTGAAGAAAATTAGAGACTTGCTATTGTATTTTGAAAGAGAGCATGATAGAGATAGAACTAAAAAGGGACATTTATTGATTAGAAGAGAATACGTTAAAGAAAGGATAGACTTATGACGAGAGAAGAGATAATGGAATGCAAATTTGTAAGAGATACTATGAAATTCTTTAGTTATGAAGATTTTGTTAGAGACGCATTTAGTATAAAACGACTATATGAGACATTGGAGTGCAAAACTATGTACAAATGGTTTGTTTATGCAAATTGTTATTGTTCCCAATTGCAAAAAGATGTGATTTGGGAGTTCCTAAATGGTAGTGATACCATTAATTTGAAAAAATACATAAAGAAAGGTAAAAATTATGAACGATATTGCAATAGAAATCTTGAATAAAATGCTTATTAAAGAACATTTTGAGGGCAATTTTGATAAAAAAGTAAATTTTACTAAAGAAGAACTAATTATGTTTTGCATTAAATTATTAAAAGAAATAAATTGTATTGACAATAAAAAAGTATTGTGATATACTTAATATGTACTCGAAAGGGTATAACTTACATAGTATTCTTATTTGACACCTAATGGACATCATTGAGACAATGGTTCTTCTTTCTACTATACATATCATTGTCTCAATGATGTCCATTAGGGCATTATTTAAGTAATAATGTGCTACTAATAGGTAGCATAGAGTAATAATAGAGAAGCCAAATAGTGAGGCAATTCGATATAGTAGATAGAAAATGTTGGCGCAAATCCACACTTTATTATTATTCTATGGTGCTTATTAAAATGTCGTAAGCACTTACAATTAACATTCAACATAGAGTATATTCCCTATCTATGGTCGTAGGGAATGCTCCTTGACAAGTTGATTTAGAACCTTATGAAAGACTACAACACAATGTGGTAAGGATGTTATCTCGTTCATATTACTTAGAAGAGAGATTTTTTGAGGGATTATGTGTACGATAATAGTAATATTATTGTTGAGACACACAAAGTGTGGAAAGAGATAATAGTAGTAGAACATAAGAGAATTTAAAGCACAGGACTAGTGGTTGGTAATCAGGAAAAGGTATGTACAAGCATATACTGAGTACACTGCGAATATGCTATTATGTATGGTGCATAAAGGCTAGGCAGGAAAACCAATAAACCAATGTGTAGTTGATACCTGGCGACAGGAGTATAACACTAGAAACTGGTACGAGTAGCACAAATCTACATCCGAAAATGACAGAATGCTAATTATGGTTTGCAGGTACGCAAATAATATAGAATTTCCTAGCGTGTGTGAAAGCGAGTAAGAGAGATTTACTATAGGTATTTTGCCCCACGGCAAAAGTTATCCAAAAGTAAAAGAGGACATAGGGTCGCCCCCTACGAGGACTTTTACTTCCTATTGGCTGAGAAAATTTGGTTGTGTTCTATTAGTGTGAGGAATACCTAAATCAATTTATCAAGGAGTGTACAATTGGTTATGCTCCTAGTTTTTCATTTTTTTTATAGAAACAAACCTTGTTTCAAAGAAAAAGAGACTTTTAATTAGTCTCTTTTTTTGTTATTTCAATTTCACAACGTGGGTTAATTCTATCTATTTCCATTTTACAATTATTTAATGAAGCAATTATATTATAGTTGTCATCTTCTATTACTTTGTATTTAACTAAAATATCTTGTATGGCTTCTAGGTAGTTTGCTATATCTCTTCTTCTGGCGTCATTTACATAAAAATGGCAACTTAAATTAATTGGGTAGTCAATTGGTTTCTCTAACTTTGGCATGAACCATTTACAGTCCTTTTCAAATTCTGTGTACCTTTTATTTTGAATTACCATTCTTCTGCCAGTTTTTTTATTGAATATTATCTCTTGTGAGTTCTTTTTGCTTCTTGGAATGACCTCTATAACGATTTTTAATGGGGTATTTCGCATAAACTTTATCCTCCTAGGGTAATTGTACCATTTCCTCTCAAACTTGTCAAAACGAGGCTTTTATGATATGATTTTATAAGAGGAGGCTTTTATGAATGAATTGAAAGACAAAAATCAAGCAATAAGAGAACAAAATAAAATAGCAGTTAGAGAACTTGAAGAATTTTATGTTAATGGTACAATAAACGATATAACAAAAGCAATAGACACACTTAAAGAAGAAAAAGTTAATGAAATGATAAATTATGCTAGTAAGCATGAAAAATTTATCTACAATAAAGAGGGGGACATAATAGATACTTATGTAGAAGTAAAGCCTATAGTAATATCTAACTACTTCTTTAGGAGCATTTGCCCTTTACATAACAAAGTGCCTATTTATAATGCAGAAAAATTAGGCATAGTGTTTGAATATTATAATTATTTAATAAGCGAAATAAACGATAGAATAGGTAATTACCCACCTAGTTTATTATCATTTTGTAAATTAGCAGGCATTTCTTATCAAACTTTAAGAGAATATAGGAACTCTAGTGATATTGAAATGCGTAATGTTGTTGAAAAAATATACGACCAATTAGGTGATGATAACTTAACTATGTCTCAAATGGGTCAAGTTAGGGAAAAAAGCACTATTTTCAAACTAAAAGCACAACATGAAATGGTTGAAAAAGTACAACCTAACGTAAACATAACTTATAAAGAAGTTGTTAATACTGATAGAATTAATGCTAACTTGGAAAAATACAAGGATTTCATAGAGAAAAAGGGGGACTAATATGCAACAAGAGTTGAACGAGAAACAAGTCCTAGATTATATTCTAAAATATTTTGCTCTTTTAGATAAAAACTTTGATAGCAAAAATAAGAAAAAATTGCCATTTCAAGATTTAAAAAATATCATGGACGATATGAATGTGCTTTTCAACAAATTTTATGATTTAAACTCAGAAAAATGTAGCAAATTAAGTACTATGAGATATATACCACTATTAAACCTAGTTGTTAAACTCGATAAAGATGGTACTAGAGCAATAGAATATATGAAATATCTTAAAAATGCTTATAGAATGAGTGCAAGAACCTCACTTGAAAATTATTTCATATACAGGGAGTGGGAAGATACTCCATCAGAAAGGTTTTTTGCACCTAGATATGAAATTATGAAAGGTTACATTCACTATTTGGAAGAGGTGGTTATTAACCCTAATGTTCACTTAGTTATAGCAAATATGCCTAGTGGTTATGGGAAAACATTCCCAGAAAAAATTAGTGAAGCGTGGTCTTTTGGAAGAGACCCATCAGGCACTGTATTATCTCTTTGTTCAAACGAAGATGTTGTTAAAGGTGGTAGTAGAGTTGTAATTGATGAAATGAAAAGTGAGTGGTTTGGAGAGGTTTTCCCTGAAATGGCTTGGAGTGAAGATAAAAAGAACTACTTTTTGAAAGAAACTGAAAGCAACTGGAAGTTAAGACAATGTAAACTTGTATCTAGTTACTATGCTAAGACAGTTCAAAGTAATGTTGTTGGTGTCAGAGCCAGTCAAAGAATACATATTGATGACTTATATGCCGATTATAAAGAAGCCATGAGCCAAACTCTTAATGAATATTATCTAAATAAGCATTTAACTGTATGGAGTAAGCGTTTTGTACAAAATATGATACCAAAAGTAGTTGTTACTGGTACATTATGGGCTAGTGGAGATTTTATTGCTTTGTTGATTAAATTGCAAAAGAAGAGACATAAATTTAAAAAACACCCAAAATATAAATATACATGGGTTAGTGAAGATGGTAGTGTTGTTATTATTCAAGTCCCAGCACTAGATTATGAAACTGGTTTATCTACTTGCCCTGAATTAAAAACAACAAAAGAACTATTGATAGAAAAGTCTAATATGGAGGAGTATTTATGGGAAACCAACTTTCAACAAAGACCTACAGACCCTGACGCTTTATTCTTTAGTTATAGCAAATTAAGGACTTATGAGACTATTCCAAAAACTGATTTTTCAGGTGCTTATGCAGTAATAGACGCTACAAGAAAGAGTGGTAAAGACTTCTTTGCAATGCCTATTTTTACTAAAGTTCCAAATGAGAATGTATATGATTATTATTTAAAAGACTGCTTATTTACCAGAACTGCTACAAAAGATATGTACTATCTAATAGCAGAGAAGATTATGGAACACCATATCATTGAATTAGTAATAGAAAGTAATGTTACAAGCGAATTAAAACAAAATATAGAGAAAATATTAAAAGCAAATGATGTTGGCTATTGTCAAATAAGAGAAAAATATAATTGTGAAAATAAAAAAGCAAGAATAGAACTTGAAAAGGGGAATATTATTAGAAAATTAGTATTCCCACAACAAGATAGTATTGGTGTGCAAAGCGAAATGGGACAATTTATGAATAACTTAACCCTTTACAATAATACTGGTACGAACCCTAACGATGACGCACCAGATAGTTGTGGTATGTTCACACACGAAATAATTGATGGGGGTTCTTATACACCTAAAGCAAAACCTATGATTAGACCTTTTTAGGTCTTTTTTTCATTTGTTTTACATAGATTTGACAAATGATTTACATTTGTAGTATAATTGGTACAGGTTATAAAGGTAGGTGGAATTATGCAAAAAACTTTTGGTAGGATTACAATACTTGGGAATTTCACAGAACAACAATTATTAAATGCAACTCCTAAAAAAAGAGATGAAATGATAATTGAAGTATTAAAAAATGCTGAACAATTTCATGAGCAAAATAAAAATGACACAATTTATCTTAAAAGATACCTACTAGGAGACCAAGATATTAAAAACAAAGTAAAATATACTAGAGAAGAAATAAACAACAAGACAACTGAAAACTGGGTTTATGCTTTAACTGAATTTAAAAAAGCATTCTTGTTAGGGAAACCTATTCAATATGTCCAATTAAATGACGCAGGTGGAGCAGAAATATCTAAATTAAATCAATACGTTAGATATGAGAACAAACAAACTAAAGACTTGTTATTGTATGAAGATATATTAACTTGTGGTAGAGGTTTTAGATATGTAAATAAAGACGCTTTGGGTAGTGAAGATGAAGCCCCATTTGAAATTATAAATTGCCCTGCAGAACATACAGAAGTTGTTTATTCAAGTGCATTAGGTAATGAGCAATTATTTGCTTATATAGAAACACCAATGCAATACTTCCCAAATATCGACCCAGAAAACAAGGAAATAGTTACTAAACCAGTTTCTTATATGCAATATGATGTGTATTTGAGAAACATGAAGATAACTTATAGTACTAAGAGTGGGGCATTAAAAAGAGAGGGTAAACCAATACCACTTTTATGGGGAGAACATATTATAACAGAATATTATCTTAATAGAGGCAGAATATCAATGATAGAAATAGGTAAAGACCTATTTGATGATATTAACTACTTAGAAAGCCTTGATAAAGATGATATGGAACAATTTGTTAATGCTATTATGGTATTTACAAATGCAGAAGTATCAGAACAAGATTTAACAGATATTAAGAAAATGGGTGCAGTATGTATCAACTCTACAGACCAAAAGAAAGCAAGTGTAGACTTATTACAAGGTAGATTAAATGCTACTGATACTCAAACATACTATACTAGGTTATTAACTTCATTATTCCAAATCTTAGGAGTACCACTTGCTACAGATAACGGTACAGTTACTAGTGGAGATACTGGCAAAGCAAAACTTACAGGGCAAGGGTTCACTTCTGCTGGTATAAGAGCCGAAGCAGATGAAACAATGTTCAAGATGGCTGATATTAACTCACTTAAAGTTATTCTTAAAATATGCAGAGATACTGCTAATAGTGGAATAACAAACTTAAAAGTAGTTGATATTGATGCTAAATTCCAAAGAGATATGTCTGATAACTTACTTGTTAAGACACAAGGCTTAATGAATTTATATGCTTGTGATATTCCTAGAGAATTTGCTAATAGTATTGTCAACTTGTTTAGTGATAGTAACGCAGTTACTGAAGCCCAAGAAAAATTATGGGGCAAACAAGTATCACAACAGGGTGCTAGTAAAGAACAACCTTTAGGTACAAGTAAGAATGTTAATGACAATGATATAACAGATAATCAAGAAAATAAAATGAAAAACATAGAACAAAAAGAAATACAAGGGCAATAAGCCCTTACCTATGGGTTTAGTTTAATCAGAAAAACATTGGTCTCCAAAACCAAAGAACTGGGAGCATAACCTAGAACCTGTGCCAAATAAGTGCTTAACATTGAGCGTAATCAATGTAGATATAAATAAATCTCAATTCAAGGTTGGTAAACCGTAAAATTACTGTAGTGAAAAGGAGATGATATTATGAAACGTGAGGATTTATTAGCGAAAGGATACACAGAGGAACAAGTTACTGATATCTTAAATACTTTACATTCAGTGTCAAAGGATAAAGATAAGCAAATAGCAGACTTACAAAGTGAAGTATTAACAAAAGGAGAATTTGAAACTAAGTACAATGCTGCTCAACATCAATTAGACGAAATGAACAAAGCAAACATGACTGAACAAGAAAAGTTTGAAGCCATGAAAAAAGAAGCAGAAACAAACTTAAGAAATTCAAAGATTATTGTTAATAAGGCTAAAGCAAAAGAAATCTTATCTGGATTAGATATTGATGAAAGTTTAATAGATACTTTAGTAAGTGAAGATGAACAAACAACTATAAATAATGCAAACCTATTAAAAAATAGATTTACAACATTTAAAGATACTGTTGAAAAACAAACTAGAGAAAGTATAACTAATCTTAATGTTAAACCTGATACTACTAATGTACCTCAACAGGACGATAATGTTATGACTTTAGATAAATTCTATAAAATGACTAATGAAGAACAAATAAAGTTCGTAAATGAAAATCCTGGTGTAATCGAAAATTTACAATAATATAAAATAGGAGGAGAAAATTATGGAAAAATATCGTGGAAAGATATTCAACGAAGAAGTATTTGAAACTTATTTAAGAACAGTTCCAAGTACTAAGAAAAATGCTTTAATTGGAAGTACAATATTCCAAAATGTTAATAAATATAAAGCAAAACAAACTAGTCAAACTGGTGGTTTCTATCAAGTAGAACCAATATATGGAAGAATTGGTGGAGATGAAGTAAACTATGATGGTGAAACAGATATTACTTCAACATCAAGAGACACTTTCTATCAAGGTAAAATATGCTATGGTAGAGCAAAAGCATGGGGTGAATATGACTATGTAAGTGAAATTACAGGTAAAGACTTCATGGCAGAAGCAAGTGAAATTAAAGAATACTGGGACGAAAAGAAACAAGCAACTGTATTATCTATGCTTAAAGGTATTTTCTCAATGACAGGTTCTAATGATTTCGTAAGTAAACACACTTATCAAATTACTAGTAATTTAAGTGCAGATAGTCTTAATAGAGCAGCACAAAAGGCTTTAGGTGACTTCAAAGCAGATTTAAGTGTAATCTTTATGCACAGTGCAGTAAGTACTAACTTAGAGGGATTAAACTTAATCGAATACAATAAATATACTGATGAAAGAGGAATTACAAAAGATTTAACTATCGGTACATGGAACGGAAGAACAGTTATAGTTGATGATGATATGCCTACAGAAGATGGTTTTGATAGTGCAACTGAAAGTACTCCTGGTGCATTAAAAGTTGTTGCTAATAGTGAAACACCTGCTGCTGGAGAAATTAAATTATCAGATGTTAACGAGGCTGCTTTCAAACCTGCTGATGTTGCTGCTGGTAGTTATGTAGTACCTGCAACAAATTATACATCTTATGTAATGAAATCTAACTTCTTTGAATTTGAAGATATGGGTACTGTTAAACCTGCTGAATTAGATAGAAATGCTAAAGAAAAAGGTGGACATACTGATTTAATTTCAAGAATAAGATATATGATAGTTCCTTATCTAATTTCTTATAAAGCCGAGACTAATAGGTCACCATTAAATACTGATTTTGAAAATGGTGCAAACTGGGAACTTGTTAACAACAATGATACTTCAAATAAAGTATATATTGACCCAAAATTAGTTCCACTTGTAAGAATAATTTCAAGAGGTTAATTAAAACAAATCTAAGGAGGATATAACATGACAGAAGAAGAATTAAGTATTCAATTACCAAAATTAAAAGAAAGAATAACTTTTGATGAGGATATATTTGGTGATACTAATGCTTGGGAACAAGTATTGAAAGATTTATTAGATGATAGTAAGTCAATTGCCTTAGAAGTGTTATATCCTTACGAAGATTATAGTGAATTTCCACTTCCAAAAAAATATTATAATTGGCAACTTAGATGTTGTGTAGAATTATATAATCTAGCAGATAAACAAGGCTTTACAAGTTATTCCGAGAATGGCTTAGGTTTTGGGAAGTTATCTGATGGGTTGTCTAACTTCCTTATGAATATGCTTACTTCCAAAGTAGGTATACCTAAAAGCAAGGAGGAATAGATATGTATAATGTACAAAAACGAAGTATTCTTAATTACAAAAGTAATATATACATCGCTAAGAAATTAGACGTTGTACAAGATGAATATTTAAACCAAGAGGTTATCTATGGTAAACCAATTAAATATAGATTTAATGTGCAAGGCATAAGTGAAGATAGTGAGATAAGGGAATTTGGTGAAAATGCTAATTCAATGATGAAAGCAGTTATAATTGATAAAGCCAAGTATATAGGCAAATTCAAAGAGTTTGATAATGTCTACATAGACACAACTCCAAATGGAGAAGTCAAAAATGGAGAAAATGCTGATTATAGGATTTATTCAGTTAGAAACCAAAATACTAGCATATCACTATACTTCTTAAAACTTGTAAAATAAAGGAGGAAATAATATGGAAAGAATGATAAAAGTTGAAAAAATCAACGAAGAGGGAAAACTTATTGATATGGAAATCCCTCAAAACTTACTTTCAATGTACTTAAATATTGGTTGGAAAAAACAAGAAAAGAAAAAACCTACATTTCAAGTAAACCAACCAAAAAAAGAATTTAAGTTTGAAAAGAAAGAAGAATTAGACTAATGCCTACATATACTGTCAACTTTTCCGTTAATGGCTTCAAAAAAATAGGCAATAAATTAGACCAACTAGAGAAAATACTAACTAGCAAAGAAATATATAAATATATAGCAGAAAAATGTATGAAAACACTAAATGAAATAACTGCTGAAAAACTTTCTTCATATGGTAAAGAAAATATAGATACTAGTTATTATGCTAGTAGACATCAATACAAAATCGAGGGAAGCACAATATATATATTCAATGATAGCAAAATAGATATTTCTTCTAAAAACATGAGTGAAACAACCAAATCCAAATATCCTGCTCAACTTAGCCTTGCTAAGATAGTAGAATATGGAATAGGTTATACAGGTGCTAACTTTACTGTAGTCCCTGAGGGTTCTCCACTTCGTAATGATGAATGGGAATATGATATAAATAATCACGGATATAGAGGGTGGTATTATACCAATGAAAATGGTGAGGTAGTTTGGACAAATGGTTTTGCTGGTAGGTTAATTTTCAATGACTTAGCAATTAGAGTTAAAAAAAATGCAAGAAGATGGGTTACAGAATATGTTAGAAGTAAAATAAAATGATGACTGTGAGGTGTATAAAATGAATTTAGAAGTAGAATTGTTAAAGGAGTATAACTCATTTATAAAGGCTAATTCGGTCTTTAAAGATAAACTACTTGTACTTCCTGATACTCCACAGTCATTTTCTAATTTTCCTACAATAATTTTCAAAGAAGCAAATAATATAGATAATCTAAGTCTTATGGCACTAAATAGAATGGAATATGGGAATGATTTAACATATCAAGTAGAAATATATACTAAAGATGTTATTTTAGGTAATACTACTTACCATTCAAGAGTTGTAATAAACGAACTAAAAGATTTAACTGCAAAATTCTTTAGAAATGTAGGTTTTATTAGAACCTCTAGTCAAAGAGGGGAATATATAGATATTAATGTCAAGAGACATATAATGATATTTAATGCAACTCAACAGAGTTGGAATAATAGAATAATATAGGAGGAGAAAAAATGAACGAAAGATATTATACTGATAAAGGTTTTATTAGTAAAGGTGCTTCATTAAACATTCAAGACGCTACTGATAATTTGTTTTCAATGTTAATACCAGTAGTTGACGCACCAGAAACAAAAGGCGCTCCTAGTACTCAAGATAAGACTGTATTAAGTGACGCTATGGTTACTCAATGTGAGGGATTACAAACATTAGACCAAAAGTCTTATACTTTCAATTATCATAGAGATAACATAAGAGCATTAAAGAAAATTGAGGGAAAGGCTTTAACATTCCTAGAAAGAAACCCAGATAATACTGGTGAAAAATTTAGTGGTACACTAAGTTTCGCAAGAAGTGGTTTAAGTGTTGATGGAGTTGTACAAGGTACAATTTATATAACTGTATCAAGTGCTGACACAGAACCAATTGATGATGTAAGAGCATTAATGAAACCAACTGCTATTATAACTACACCACTTAATGATATTACATTAGTAGGAACTGAAAAATATGAAGTAACACTTGAAACAAGTCCAGAAGCGACTGTAACTGCTACAAGTAAAGGAACTTCTATTGCAACTGCTACTTATGAAAACAACAAACTAACTATCACAGGTGCTACTGCTGGTAACACTATGGTAGAACTTGAAGTTAAAGCAACTGGAGAAGCAACTTCTTATAGAAGTATTGCTGTAACTGTTTTAGCAGGTGAATAATAAAAAATAAATAAACGAAAGGAATAGAAAATCATGAACGAAATAAGTAAGGAAAGAATAGAGATTTCAGGGGTTGAATACACTTTATTTTTAAATAGAAAGGGACTTATAGCGTGGGAAAAGTTTTGCAAAGAAGAAAATAAAAAACTTCAAGAAATGCAAGACAAATATAGTGATGTTGAAGATAACGAAATAACAGACGAAACAAACCCATTTGATGGAGTTGAAGAGTTTGAAGAAGATAGTAAAACCATATCAACAACTTTTAGAAGATTATATTGGATAATGTTATATACAGAACACAAACTAAGTATAACAAAAGCAAACGAGTTATATGACGAGGCTATTAAAGAATATGGTGAAACACAATTAATCGAGTTAGCACAACAAATGATAGAAGATATGAATATAGACAATGTATCTAAAACAGAATTAAAAAACTTAACTGCACTACGCCCAAAGAAGAAGTAGAAGAGAACTCTAGCGAAACATATAGTTCATACACTGACTTTTATCTTAATGAACTATTCCCTAGTGCAATAATGTTCGGTATGACTAGTGAAGAGTTTTGGGAAGATGACCCTCAACTATATTGGTCATACCGAATTTCTTTTATGAAGAAGTTGGAAATGGAACAACAACAACAAGCAGAATACATCAAATATAATTCATGGCTTAATGGGAATATGAATTTTATAGCACATTCGGCTTCTCTAGGAAATGCTTTCTCTAAAGGAAAGAAAAACGAATTTCCTGCATACGAAAAAGTATTTAAGAAACAAGAAAATAAAAAGGTTAAAAAATTAACAAAGGAAGAAGTTAATATAAAGGCTCAACAAGAGTTCAATGCTTGGGCTAGATATTAACGGAAAGGAGTTGAAAATATGGATAATAAAGAAGATATTGGGTTGAGTATTGAAACTCATTTGGAAGCGGCAATAAAGCAATTAAAAGCCCTTAGAAAAGAGACAAAAAATCAAACAGACGCAACGGAAGAACTTGGTGACAAAGCAGAAGATACTGGTAAAAAGTTAAAGAATGCTTTTGATATAAAACAAATTGGGGCTTGGTTATTATCTATACAAAAATATACAGATACTATGATAAGGCTTACTAAAAGACAAGTTGATTACAATAAAAGTATGCAAAAACTTCAAGTTGCTTATGGCGAAGTCAATAGTAGTGGTGAACAACTTGTTAAAACTATGGCAGACTTATCAGGGCTTGATATAGCACAACTTACAAGTAGTTTAGGGACATTTAGGCAATTCACAAGTTCGCTAGGCTTAGCAAATGAACAAGCGAGTTTGCTTGCTGAAAATATGCTTAAATTAACTAATGATATGGCTTCATATTATAACGAAGATACTGCGGAAATGGCTCGTCAACTAGTTAGCGGTCTTACTGGTGAAGCAGAAACCTTAAAAATACTTGGTGCAGATGTAACTGATAATGCAGTTAAGCAAAAAGCACTTGCTCTTGGAATACAAACTAATACTACAAATATGAGCCTTGCTACAAAAGCAACACTTAGATATTTATTAGTAATAGACCAACTTAAAAATGCACAAGGCAATTATGCTGCAACTATTAATGATGTTTCCACTCAAACTAAAATATGGAATGCACAAATAGACACCCTTAAGAGGCAATTAGGAGCGTTTATACTTCCATTATTACAAACTATGCTACCAGTCTTAAATGGTATTCTAATGGTCGTAAATGAACTTCTAGGAATGCTATTAGGGTTATTCGGAATAGATGTACCAATGCAAAGCATTGTCAACAAGAGTAATGACTTCAAAACTAACTTAGAGGGGGCTGGTGAAGCAGCAAAAGAAGCACAAAAATCTCTTAGAGGGTTTGATAAACTTAATGTAATAAAAACGCCTACGGCTTCAAGTGGTGGTACTGGAACTGTTGGAGGAGTAGACCCTAAAGCATTAGCAGCATTAGATGAATATAATGACAAACTTAAAGAAGCACATAATAGAGCCGTTAAAATAAGGAATGCTATTATGGGGTGGTTTGGGTTTACAAAAGACGCCAATGGCGAATGGAAACATAGTGGCAAATTAATAGACAAGATAAAAATAGCAGTAGCAGCAATATTGGTAGCATTTTTAACCTTGTTCCCAATAATTAAAGGAATTAGTAAAATTAAATCTATATTTGGAAAGAAAAAGGCTAAAGATATAAAAGATGTTGCTACTTCGGTTGATAAATTAAAAGATGGTTTTGGAAGTTTTTTAAAAAGTATTGGTACAGGCATAAAGGTTTTTGCTATACTAGGAGGGCTTGTATTAGTAATAAAATCAATAATAGAATTGATGGACGCATTTTCAAAAAGTGGTTTAAGTGTGGGGGAAGTGTTATCATTAATTGGAGGGGTGCTTTTAGAAGTGGTAGCAGCAGTATGGCTATTAGAAAAAGCAACTAAAAAACTATCATTAGAAAAGGCTATATCAATAACAATTGTATTACTCTCACTTGCCTCTGCATTATCTAGTATAGCAGATTTAATAAAAGTAATTTCCGATAGTGGTTTTACTATGACAGAATTATTGGTAGCATTAGCCATACCATTAGGCATGGTTGAGGTATTAATATGGAGTTTAGTAGGAGCGTCACTTATATTAGGGTCAAACCCATTAGCATTAATATCAGTTATTGCTTTAACAGGTGCTTTATCCGCAATATTATTGGTAATGAAAGGCACTTTACCAATAATATTAAAAGCAGTAGGTTCTTTTATAGACACAGTTGCACCTAGATTAAATGAAATATTAGAAACTATAGGTACACATATTGAAAATATAATCTATGCACTAGGGGATGTATTACCAAAAGTTATCGAAAGTGTAGGAGATTTATTCACAAAAATCTTTGACGGAATATCAAAAACTATAGACACATTTGGAAATACTTTTGTAAATATATTAAACGCCGTAGCAGATTTAGTACATAATGTATTAAAAGACGTTTTAAATTTCATAAGTAGATTAGGTTGGGCTATAGATAGTTTTGTAGAGGGTGCAATAAGTGCAGTTACTAAACTTATAAATTTCATTGTAAGTGGAGTTGAATATTTGATTAATACTTTAATAGTTGACGCCGTAAATAGCCTATTAAAGAAAGTTAAAGAAAATAAAATCGCAGAAATTTTGGGTGTTGATAAAAAAATAAAATTACTTTCAGATGTTTCAATAAGAAGATTTACTCCAAGATTTGCTCAAGGTGGTTTCCCAGAAAAAGGAGAATTATTTATAGCAAGAGAAGCAGGAGCAGAGATGGTTGGTTCAATAAATAATAAAACGACTGTAGCAAATAACGACCAAATTGTAGATGGAATAAGTGCTGGTGTTGCGAAAGCAATAATGGCAACTGGAAGAAATGTTAATGTTAATATAACTGCTGAGGGAGACACTGAGGGCTTATTAGACTTCATAACATTCAAACAAAAGCAGAAAGATAGGCAATATGGATTTTAGGAGGTAGGAAATGGTAAAGCAAGTAATAGATTATAATAAGTATGAAAACTACATAAGAGTAGGACATACTGGACAAGAAGATGGCTATGATGAATATGGGCAAATCAAATACAAGTGTACAGATTTGCAAGATTTTCCTACTCCCTCTGGTCTAGGAATAACACTTCATGATGTAGATAAAGACCCATTCACAGATTTGCAAGGATATACACATAGAAATAGGGTCAGACATGATGTATATGATGTTGAGTTTTCATATAATGTGTTAAGTGAAAATGACTTAGCATATATATTAAAAAGGCTTGACCCAGAATGGATTTATGTAGAACTTATAGATAGAAAGACATTACAACCAAAAGTACACAAGATGTACGCAAGTGATAAGAATATCACAGTGTGGAGAGCATGGAAAGATGATAATGGGAACATACATGAAAACTTTATAGACCATTCGTTCTCATTAGTAGAGGAGTAGTGATTAAAATATGGCTTATATAGTTAAAAATAGTGAGGGTACTGATGTAACCCAAGCATTTAGGAATAAAGAATATAGTGGTAATAGCATATATAATGTTAAACTTACCATTAAGGAAAAAGGGGAAGATAAGACACCAGTAAATGTGCCTTATAGCCAAATCGCCAAAATCGTTATATCAAACCCTATCATAGACACTACAAGTAATATGTTTTATGTTGGGAGTTTTATCTCCCAACAAATAACTATTACATTTAGGAATTTGGATAATCTACCTATTGAAAGTGGGAATGAAGTAGCATTATCAATAGGAACAACATTAAATGGTGAAATGTTATATGTACCTATGGGTAAATACCTAATAGATGATTTATCAGAGGATTATCAAACTAAATGTGAAATAACTTGTTTGGACTATGGGGTTAAATTTAAACCTGCTATAGACATTAGCAAATGTTTTGTTAACAACAAGTCAACAATTAATGAAATTTTTGAATATATATGTAACTTTTTTGGAGTAACATTTGATGAAGAATACCCTAAAGGGAATAATATAACTACTGGAGCATATGATAGCACCATTAGTGGCAAACAATGGCTAAGTTGGATAGCAGAATTAAAAGGTTGCAATGTTAAAATAGATAGAGATGGCAAAGTAAAACTTATACCTTTAAAACAAGAAAACGCTATTGAAATCAATGCTTTGAGAAGTAAAAAGTGGGAATTAGGAGAGCCTTACAAGATTACTAGAGTTAGATATGAACTTGAGGGAATAGAAAGTGGAGACACAACTGGGAATACGCTATATATAAGACAGAATAACTTGTTTATAGGAGGTACGAGAGAAGATATGGTTGCAATAGTTAACTATATATATGACACTGTTAAAAACACTGAAATATATACATTAAAAAATGAAAATTTTGGAGATATAACATTAGACGCATGGGATAATTTGAAATTTAGTTTAGGTGGAAATAAATATTATGTGACAGTAAATGATAATACAATAACATTTGAACAAAGCATAATGACTACTATAAATCCTACTATCCCAACAGGACAACAAACGGAAGTAGTAAATGTTAAAGAGGAAGACCCAAAAAACGCCATAAACACTATTAAGAGAGAAATAAATACAATAGATGGTACTATAAAGGATACAATTACTAAGGTAGATGATAACACTAAGCAAATAACAACAATTAAAGAAAGCATAGATGGTTTAAAAATCGATTTCCAAAAGAGTGGTAATAATTTAGTGAGAAATACTATGTTTTATGATTTTGAGGGGTGGAGTACATTATCTCCAATATTTATGTATAGAGGAGACACACCACCAACTAAAAACCAAACATATTGGTATTGTACTAAAACGAGTGGGCAATACGAGAATGGTGTCGTATATGAAGCAATTTATAATGAAGATGTTTTTTCACATTGGGAAAAGACTGATATTCTTATTTCAAATTTAGAGAAAACATTCCCTATTCCTAATAATTATAATGTGGTATCTACTAGTGATACAAAAAATAAATATATAAGTGGAAGAGCATTAAACACTGTGTATAATAATAGTTACTCTGAAACAAATAGTATAATTTATAGTGATATATTTGATTTGGTACAAAAAGAAGAAGAGTTAACCTTATCTTTTAGAATAACTTCAAAAATAAAAAATAATGGTTTTTTCAGCATAGACATCAATTTTTATAATGATATGTTAGATAATTTATCTTTTACTAGTCAACCTTTTATAACATGGAGTACACAAAAAGATATGACTGATGATTTAATAAACTTGAAATTTAAAATACCAAAGAGCAGTAATTCTTTAAATGTATTTTCAAATGTTACTCAACCAACAGATACTTCGGTTAAATGGTTACGACTTTATGAAAACGAGACATATTCACAATTATATGAGTATAATAATGAAAGTTCCAGTTGGAAAAGAATTTCATATCAAGGCTTTTTAAAAGACCAAAATAATAAATTATATTACTCACATTATCAAATTCTATATATAGAAAATGAACCTACTATAACAACCACTTATTATGGCTTGGAATATAATGGTGAATGGTTAGATACATTTACAAGCAATTATGGTTCAATTAGCATATTTGCAGGTGGTACATCTATTTCAGAGTGTGACATAGAATTTGGAGATTTAAAATTAGAATATGGCAATTACACTGAATGGTCTCCAAAAAGGACAGAAGTAATTGGTTTAACTCATTTGTTAGATGAGACAGGTTATAAAATTCATTCTGGTAATGATGAAATGAGAATAATGACTGATGAAATCGCTCAATATTACAAAGATACTAAAACATTTTATCTAAACAAAACAGAGGGTTATATGAAAAATGCAAAATGTGACACATCTGATATTGATGGGTTAGTTACTACTAAATTAATAATAGACAATAAAAAGATTTATGGGAGGTATATAAGATGATTTTATATGATAATAGTCAAACTGTTAGAGCCGTTGGTTATTCTTCAAATAGTTATGTATTTAGATTAGTAGTATCAGAAGATAGTTTTAATATTGATACTAATAAAAGTGTTGTAACAATTACTGAATATGCGTATGGTATTAATGGACACTCATATGCTTCTTTATCTAGTCCATATAATTCAATTTCTACATATGACACAAAAACAGGACAAACAATTGAAAGAGTTAATAACCAAATAAGTTCTATACCATTAAATAAACCATCAAATATAATAGGGCAATGGAGTGGTGAATTAGAACATGATACAAATGGTGAATTGTCATTGACTGTAACTACAAAATATTCTCATGAAAGTTCATCACCTTATCCGCCAATTTCTCCGGTAGAATTTAACACAGGTGCATTAAAATTAACAAGTATCCCAAGAGCAAGTAAAATTTCTTTCATCAAGGTATATGAAGATGGTGGTACTGGTAATGTAGGAATTAAAAAATCTGTATCTTCTTATTACGATAGTGTAAGCATATATTATGGTGGTGGTGGAACATTAATCAAAACTATTGATGGGGTAGTTGAGGGTGGTAATTCATTTGAATTTGCAGAAAATGAATATAATATTATTTACAATTTATCTGCAAATGAAACCACTTCTCCTATAAAATTAACATATGTTGTAAGGACTTATAAGACAAGTGCCAAAACAGATTTAATTGGTAGTAATGAAATGTTGGGAGATTTTGTTTTTGGTGAAAGTGCAAATCCTACTTTCCAAGATTTCGATTATAATGATATAAATACTACAACTCTAGGGTTAACTAATAATAGTAAAATTCTTATAAACAATTATAGCAATGTAAAAATTACTATTAGTAGTACTAATAAAGCAATTGCTAATAAAGGTGCTACAATGAGTAGATATAGTTTTCAAGATAATCAAGAAGAACTTTACTCAGATACTGATGATGTAACCCATACTTTAAATAAATATAATTATGGTTCTAATATAATAGTTGCTGCTATAGATAGCAGGAATAAACACACTTATGTTACAAAAAGTGGTGTAACTATTGTTAATTATAATCAACTCCCTCAAATTTCAAATATTATAACACAGAGAAAAAATGGTGTTGACACTGAAACATATTTGAGTTTAAATGCTAAATTATGGAAAAATAATTTTGCAACAGACAGACCAAATGGAATAACAAGTTTTAAATATAGATTTAAAAGACCTAACGAAACATGGGGTGACCAAGTTTGGATAGACGCAACTGCATTATTTAAAGCAAAAGTCGGAGACCAAAGTATAGATAATATTTATATATCAATAGAAGATGGGTTCCAAATACATTATAATGGCACATCAGGTGGTATGCCTGCAGGTGTAGATTATGATATGCAATTAGCATTAAGTGATGGGTATGATACTACTATATTCAATACAGATTATGAATTAGGTTATGTAGATAATGGGCTGTTTTTAGATAGTTATTCTAAAAGTAATACTGGCTATAAATATGCAATTAACGGAATTGTAGATGAAACCTTAGATGATGGTTTACAAGTTAATGGCAAATTATACCTTAATGGCAAAGAAATTACCCCAATTACAAGTAAAAGTGCTATTACTGCATATATAAACTCTGGAGCATATTATGTTAATGCAAATGAGTTAATTCCGTTTAATAGTGTTTACACTTCTATTGGAGATAATTTGGTTTTAATTGATAAACATATATATTCAAAAAAAACTTGTAAGGTTGAAATATCCGCTCAAATTTGGTCGTATTCTGCAAATCGAAGTTGGTTTAGACTTTTTGCTGGTAGCACTGCTCTTTCAGACGCAATTGGCAAAAGTGCTGCGGACGATTATACAACATTTACTATGACACCTATAATAACTGAGGTTACACCAGAAATAGGAATTGCAATTCAATCATACACAGGGCAATATCTAAACTCAGGGTCAGGTTATACTATGGCAACTCATATAACAGTAAAAGAAGTGTAACACAATTTGACAAAAAAACAATAGTATAATATAATGTACATGAAAGGATAAGATTTTATGAGTGCAGCATTGATTATAGAAAAAATTATTTCTTATTTAATCCCTATAATAATTGGTTACATGATAACTATGATTAAAAAGGTTTTAAAAGAATTTAAGGATTTAAAACAAGACCAACTTGATGATATGAGAGTTGATTTAGCAAACAAATTTTATGTCTATGACCAAATGGACTTTGTTGAAGATTACCTTTACAAGAGTTTCAACGAAAAATGCAATAGATATTTTGATAGAGGTGGAGATAATTATATACATGATTTATATGACCGTAGTAAAAAATGGAAAATCAAAAAAACTGGTGTAAAATTATCTTGACAAAATAAAAATATGTGCTATAATACATCACTAAACGAGTGGTGTATTTTTATTTGCACACTTTAAGTGGCTTAAAAGTGGCTATAAATATGACAAAAAATAACATAAAATGTCATTAGAGGGGAAATGATATATATGAAAAATATGAAGAAAGACCTATCAATTAAACAAATCTATGATGACTTTATATTGAAAGTGACGTTAGACGAAGATGAGATAAAGGTATTAGATATGTACATTAAAAATTATTCCTATGTACAAATGTCTTTAGCATTAAACATAGGTGAAAGATATGGAAAGTTATGATAAAATAGAAGAAAAGTGCATGGAAACTAAGAGATATGCCAAGAGAGTGATAGACTTATACTGTGACGCTAAAAAATGGAAGTGGTTAGCACAAGAAGCAGAAACTGAAGATGAGAGAAACAAATACATGAATATCTCAAACACTCTTATGGAAATGTTCTATACAGAAGTACAAAGCATGAAAATATAGGGAATAACTTCCCTAATATGTACCATTAGGCAAGAAGTAAGCCGATTTGACTGCAAATCAAATAGACACTCGTGCAATTCGGGTATGGTACTCCAATTTTGAATTTAATACATTTTATGATATAATTGATGTGAAATAAGTAAAGATATACAAGTGACAATAACGCAACTAGACTTATACACATCTTTTTTATTTTAGAATGGAGGAATTTTTATGTTTAAGCAAGGAGACCAATTTTATCTACAAATACAAATCACTGATAAAAATGATAATGTGTTAGATATAAATGGTGTCAAAAAAGTCCAATTTAATATTGGAGAACTCACAAAAACTTATGATGGGGAAAGTACAGAAGTAACCTATGATAATGAAACACAATGTTTTGAAATATGGCTTACTGAGGAAGAAACATTTAATATGGACAATTATACAAAGTTAGATGTTAGAGTACTTTTCAAAAATAACACTATCATGGGGTCATACATAGACCAAAAGTTTATTTATGATAGTTTAAAGGAGGTGCTTTTAGATGTCACAACCAATAAAAGTGAAAATAATGAATGAAAAAGAACCTATAAAAATAAAAGCAACTTCTTATTTCCCACCAGTTAATGTTGGAGGAGAAACAGACCATAGCAAACTAAAGAACCTAGACTATGAACATAGTGGGCATATTGGCTTTGCTAGTAGTGAAGATATACCTACAGAAGTTAGCCAATTAGAAAATGATAAGGGCTACATTGATAACAATGTTAGTAATTTAGTAAACTATGAATTAAAAGGCAAGACTGGTACTAATTTAGGTGTATCAATAGATAATACAACTTATGTTATGACAATAGAACTAAAGAATACTGCAGGAGAGGTAATAAGCACAGGCTCTGTAGATTTACCACTAGAGAGCATGGTTATAGGGGCTAGTTATGATGATAGCACTAAAGAGATAGTTTTAACTTTGCAAAGTGGAGAAGAAGTAAAATTTAGTGTAGCAGATTTAGTTAGTGGTCTTGTTAGCCAAAGCACTTTTGATACTAAAATGAATGAAATAAGTCAAGAATTTAACCACAAATTTGATATGCCTTATTACTATGAATACAATGGAGACACAGACTTTGAAGATACATCAGAAACTACACTTGCAATGTTTAATGAAATCAAAGAACTTATGGAAGCAGGGCAAAAGCCATGTATAATAGTCAAAAAGGGTGCTACAGGAGCAAATTCTTATATTACATATCATTTTATAGTACCACAATTTGGTTCTTTGGACACCACATATATTATGCTTAAAGGCTCACCTGTAAGAAAAGATGGGAACACTTTCAACTTAGTAGCCTTAAATTGTGAAAAAGACACAGAAACTAACCAAATAAAAAGGGTATATGAGAAAAAGGCTGATGGTAGTATTCAAATTAGTGGTGGCGATAAAATATATTATTATAAAATGACTGCGGAGTACGATAAACATGATACAACCGAAGCAACTCTAGCAATGTTCAACGAAATTGCAGAAAAATGGAGAAATGGTGAGAAACCCTTATTGTTAGTTCAAGGTTATAGTCCCTTTGAACAATATTCATGGTATGCTATATCTGCACCTTTACATGGTAGTTGGGCTAGTAATTATTTAGTTTTTAAATTCCCATCAGTCTATGCTACTCAACAAGGTGGGCATGATTATTGGGGCGATTTAGAAATTAGTTGTACGGCAAACAATACAACAGATGGAATAATTACTGCAGTAGACATTAGCCAAAAAAGACAATTCTACACAACCAGATATGGTGTTACGAGTTCCAGAAATACAAATCAAGTTTTAACAGTTGATAACAACGATTTATTCACTCCAACCAAAGATTACCACCCTGCCACTAAAAAGTACGTAGATGACACTGTAGCAAGTGCAGGTGGTGGAGATGGAGTATTCAAAGTAACTTTAACTGCAAATCAAACTGCAGGCTATGACGCAAACAAAACAATAGATGAGATACAAGCAGCAATATCAGCAAACAAAACAGTTATTGCAGTAGTTGGAAGTGATGAATACCCATTAAAATATCATACAGAAACAGAACTAAGATTTACTAGTATAGAATTAAATAGGTCAGTACTTGTTCTATATTCTGATGGAGTATGGACAATGCAAGACACTAATATGTTGAAAACAAGTGGTGGGTATGTAAATGGTAATATCAATATGAATAGTAATGCTATTACAAACATACAAAAACTTCATGTAGATGGGGAAGCACCAGTTTATATAGGCTCTACAATTGAAACTGGAGTTACAAATGCTTCAAGAATAACTGGCATAGCAGGAGGAGGAGTTGCAATAGTAAGAGCAAACACACAAGGAACATACGACCCATTATTTGTAGCAAACCCAACAAATGTTAACCATGCTGCTACAAAGGGTTATGTAGATAACAAATTAACTTCAATACAAGGCTATGACGCTACTAAAACACAAACATTAAAGAATATAAATGGAGTGCTTACATGGCAAACTGACGGAGAGTAGAAATACTCTCTTTTTTATGATATAATTATTATAAAGGAGGAATTATATGAAATTCAAAATGAACGACCATACATGGGAAATAATTGAAGTTGGGCATAAAGAAATTATGGAAGAATATTCTAAAGATGGAGATATGTCTAATATCGCAAGCATATACGCTTTCGTTAGGTTTTCAGACCATAAGTTATTTCTTGATGTAAATAATTGCTATTATACTATGAATAGGTCTTTGCTACACGAATTAATGCACATATACATATACGAATATTGCAGTTGGGAAATGAATTTTAACGAGGAAATCGTATGTGATTTATTTGCAAATTCTCACAATGTTATTAGTGAGATAGCAGAGAAATATTGGAACGAGGAAATAGAATAAAGGAGGGATTAAAATGTTAGATATGAATTTATTAAAACAAGTACTTGTTATAGCAATAGCAAGTGGGTGTGTAACTACCTTAACTGTGCAAAAGATAAAAGAACAAGTAAGCAAGAAAAAATGGTTGTTTTTAATCAGTTTCTTAGTAAGCATGATAATTGGTACATTATTCGCAAAATCATTTAGTGACGCAACATGGATTTATAGCACATGGTGTGGTTTCTTTTCATGGATAGACGCTAACTTATTGTATAGTGCTTTAGAAAACAAAGTATTCAAGCCATTTAGTGAAATGAAGAAAGTGAAGAAACTTGAGAGGAGTGGAGAATAATGACATTTGAACCAAGATTAACTGCACCAACTACAGATAATAGATTTTATTACAAAGATAATGTATTTTATAAAAGTGGATATGGAATGCCTAACTGCACAGCATATGCATGGGGTAGATTTTATGAATTGTTAAATAAATTAGGAGTTAGTGGAAAACCAAAATTACAAACTTCTAATGCTGAAAACTGGTATCAAGAGGAAAAGACTTATCAAAAAGGGCAAACTCCAAAATTAGGTTCTGTAATTGTTTGGAGTTGTGGAAAGATACATGAGCCATCAGATGGAAGTGGGCATGTAATGATAGTTGAAGAAATCTACGATAATGGAGATATATTGGCTTCAGGTAGTGATTATAAAGGGAGATTATTTTATACACAAAAATTCACAAAATCAAGTGGTTATAAATTATCTTCAAGCAGATATAAATACACATTTGATGGTTTTATCTATTTACCAAAAGATTTTACAACAGAACCAACTCAAGATGATACAAAAGTAAAAGAACTTGAGACAATTATAGAAACACAAAAGAAAGAAATTCAAGAACTTAATGATAAAATTAATCTACAAACTAAAGAAATAGAAGAGTTAAGAAATGAAATAAAATCTTTAGATGAAGAACTAAAAAAACAAGATACATATAAAGACATCTATAATATTACAGAAGATAGCACATACGAAATTGATTTAAAAGCAGGAGAGACATTAATTGTTAAATAATGTCTTTTTTTATTTGCAAAAATGTATTGACATATGATAGCATTTGTGATACAATTAGTATGCAATTGAAAGGAGGTATAAATTAGTGGAAAACAAAAAATATGATGTAAATATGATTACAAGAGTATCAAAAGAAATGGCAGAAGAATTTAAGAAAGTAGCCATTAGCAAATGTACAACTGCTTCACAAGCAATGAGGGAAGCAATAGTAGATTATATTAAGAAAAATCGTCAAAATGATTAGAAAACATTTTAAAGGGGTTATTTTGAACGAAAGTGTTCAAATGATAAATTGGTCTAGGGCATAGCCAAAAGCCCAACAGAGAGGCTAAAAATATGCTTAGAATTGATAATAAAGGAAAGTGAGAGAAGAAATATGAATTTTTATAAAAAGAAAAATAAAAAGAGTGCATTTAGCATAAAAGAACTTGCGAGTTTATTAAACGTAAGTGAAGAAACAATAAAAGAATTAGAAAATGGGGAAAGAAATATTAGTGGAGATACTTTAGAAGAATATTTGAAATTTGTAAATATGTCGGAAAATGAGAAAAAGATAAAAAAAATAGAATTATTAAATTGGCTTAAAAACATTGACTTGAAAAAAATGAGAGAAGAATTTGGACTTGAAAGTCAAAGAGAATTAGCAAATGAGGTAGGAATAGCACAAAGTGTTATTTCGTGTATTGAAAATGGTGCATATGAAAGTCTAACATTCTTGACACTATACAAACTTAACAAATTCTTCACAAATGATTTTAATAAGAAAGTAAAAACAGAAGTAGAAGAAAATATTGACTATACTACTCCATCTGGTTTCGGAGTAGTTACGCAAGCAGGCTCATTAATGCCATGTAGCGAACCAATTGAAGAAAGTAAACATAGCAGTTTTGAAATTCCAAAAGAATGTATAGTTGAAGCAAAACCTGAAATGGAAAGTTCTAATGTTGACGAACAAAATGATTTGTATACAGAGGAAGATTTAAAATTAGTTGAGGAAGAACCAATTTCAGTTTCAAAAACAATTCCCAACAATTCATTTATGGATTTTATTTCTATTAAGAGAGAACAATATGAAGATATGCAAGCCAAAATAAAAAGATATGAAAAAATCATAGATTATATTTTGAAAAGTGAAAATTAAAAAGAGAATAAAAGTTCTTCTTTTTTTTTAAAGTAAAATTCTTGACATATAAAAAAATATATGTTAAACTTGAATTACAATGCTAATAGAGAGGAGGTAAAGCAATGACTTATTGGTTCAATGAAAAAGAAGTAGCAAAAGTACTTCAAGGTAGAAGAATGAATTATTTAGCAACAGAAATTCTATTTTGTTCCTACACTTATTTAACTGAAATCCTAAATGGAAAAAAAGGTTGTTCAAGAAGAATGGCAAAAGATATAGTTGCTTGCGTTTCAAATGACGCTAAAATTGAAGATTTTTTTGAAGTTAAAGAAAGGTAGGTAATGAGATATGGTTGAAAGAACAACTTTAGCAAATGAGAATTACGTTTGTATTCAAGGTTTTATGGTAAATGAACTAAATCTTAAAGGGAACGAATTAATCATATATGCTATAATCTATGGTTTTAGTCAAATAAATAATCACGAGTATAATGGTAGTTTACAATATTTAGCCAATTGGACTAATTCTACTAAATATGGGGTTATGAAAAATTTAAAATCTCTTGTCGAAAAAGACCTAATTGGGAAAAAAGAGAACTATATTAATGGGGTGAAGTTTGTTGCATACTATGCAACAAAGTTGCATGGGGGTATGCAACAAAGTTGTATTAATAATATAATAAATAATAAAGAACAAAAGAAAGATATATCTAAAGATATATCTAAAGAAAAGAAAAAATTTGGAGAGTTTGAAAACGTGTTTTTAACTGATGAACAATACCAAAAATTAAAAGACAAATTTTATGATGTAGATGAACGCATTGAAACATTAAGTGCGTACATTGCTAGCAAGGGGGTAAAATACAAAGACCATTATGCAACTATTCTAACTTGGGCAAGAAAAGAAAAGAAAACTAATACACCTAAAAGAGAAACACCAGTATACATTGATGTTACAGATGACCCATATTTTGGAGAATAGTTATGGACAATGTTAAAGTTGGAGATTATGAAATCGTAAAAGAATATGAAACAGGTTCTTTATATGGCATGGACTTAGAAAGTACTGTCATTGCAATGATTTTAACAAAAAACGAATTAATTAAAGAACTTTTCATTGAAGAGTGTGTATTCTTAAATCCTGAAAATAGGAAAGTCTTACATTTTATGAAAATTATTTATGCTAAAAGGCAAACTTTAGACTTAGATATTGCACTTACATACTTACCTACCGAAGATATGAAAAGTAAATACATGGACTATGTTATTAATCATTCACTTACTTATGCAAATTTCTCAATGTTTTATAAATACCAAGAAAGGCTTGAAGAAATATACATAGACAAAAAACTAAGCGAGTATGCTGAATTATATAAAGCAAATAAAATTTCATCAGAAGATTTCATTTTAAAAATAAAAGAATTGGAAAAAGAAAATTTAGTTGTTAAAGACACACATAATAAATTAACTCCAGATGAAATACTTAAGTTAATTAGAGGCAAAGACAAATTGATTAAATTCAATAGATTTGATATGCTTAATCAAAAACTTAAAATCAAAAAGAATACAATTAACATAATTGCTGCGAGACCCAGTGAGGGAAAATCAGCATTAGCACTTAATTTATTTGTTGATTTAGCAAGTACTTACAAATGTTTATATTTCAATATGGAGATGACTAAAGAAGAAGTTTATGAGAGGATAATTGGAATACATAGTAGAATTAAAATAGCAAAAATTATAAACCCTGAAACTGATTATCAAGATAGCCTAGTTAGAAAAAACATTGAAGATATTTGCAAACTTAACTATGAAATAGTCAATGGGAGTAAAAATATTAAAAGTTTAATTAGTAAAATTATTAAAGAACAAAAAGAAGAACATTTAATAGTATTCATTGACTACATTGGTTATGTTTCTTACAAAGCAGGGCAAAGTGATAAAGATAGAATTGGGGAAATAACAAGAATGCTTAATGATGTAACAAAAGATTATGATGTAACTATTTTCTTAATAGCACAAATCAACAGGAATGGTAGTGATATACCTACTATGCAAGATTTAAAAGATAGTGGAGAACTTGAACAAAGTGCAGATACTATTATGCTAATACATGATGAGAATAAAGAAAACACTTCCCCTGAAAAAGAAATAAAAATATTAGTTCCTAAATGTAGAGGAGGAGCAAGAAATATAGGTTTTAAAATAAAATACTTAAAAGAAAGTCAAAGAATGGAGGAAATAAATGAAAATTATAGTTTTAAAAGATAACGAATTAAAATTTACACAAAGAATGCTTATGGAGGGTTATCTTGCTTGTAAGAAAGATAATTCTTACAAATTGAAAGATAAAAAAATGGTTAAAATTCTTTTAAAAAAGTTTAAATGTATTGACAAGTGTAATAAGTAATTATATAATTAAATTACTAGAGGAGGTAAATGATGAAAGAGAATGAAAATAATATTAATATTAACGATTTAGTAGTAGTTAAGCAATTGCCTGAAATATTTTCTCAACTTGATGTGGCAAGTAAAATTATTACTAACATGACTAAAGACATTGACTTAATAGAATGTACAGAAGAAAATAAACAAGAAGTTAAAAAGAATGTTCAAATGCTAAGAGCAATGAAAACTGGTTTTGAAAACAAACGAAAAGAAATTAAAAAAGAAATTAATAAGCCTTACGAAGAGTTTGAAGATTATTATAACAAAAAAATTAAAGGGTTACTTGATAATAGCATTGATACTTTAGATACAAAAGTTAAAGACATTGAGATGGAACAAATTCAAGAAAAGAGAAATAACTTAATTGAGTTTTTAGACCAATATAGAGAGTTCTATCATATCGAAGAAATAATAACTAACATAGACCAAGTACCTATCAAGATTAACTTAACAAACACAGAAAAAAGTCTTAAAGAAGTAATACTTAAATTCTGCAAAAAGATTAGTGACGATATGATGTGCATTGCTTCTGAGGAGTTTAAAGAAGATATACTTCTTGAATACAAAAAGAATGGTTTTGATTATGTTAATGCTAGACTAACTATCGTTAACAGAAACAAAGAGAAAGAAGCCTTAAAGAAAAAACTTGAACAAGTTGAAGAAGTTGTTAAGGAAGAAGAAAAAGTAGTGGAGAAAGTTGAAGAGATTATTAAACCAGTTGAAGTAGTTGAAGAGGAAGAACTTGAAATAACTTTCACAGTTAAGGCTACTAGAACTAAACTAAGAGAATTAAAAGAATTTATGAAAGAAAAGGAGATAGAGTACAAATGATAAAAGTTGAAGTTGATAAAGAGAAAGTAAACGCCCATTTTGAACATAGTAGTGCAGAAGAAGCCGTAATTGCTATTGCTAGATTAATAAGCATAGTTCATTATAACAACCCAGAGTTATCAGATAAAAAATTATATGGTTTTATTAGGCAATACACAAAAAGAATAGAAAAAATAGACAAAGACCATGAAAAACAAGAGAAAAATAAAACAAGAAAGGAGAGAAATAGAAAATAATGACAAATGATAAGAATGAATTAGTAAAAAAAGAAGAGGAAAATTATATTCAAATAATTGACCAGTCTGGAATAGAAAATGCTATTGGGAAACTAGTATTAAAAAACAACTCATTATTACCAAGTAATATTGCAGTAGAAAGAATTAAGAATAGTGCAGGTTTTTATATAGCAAATAGAGAAGATTTAATGAAGATGGACGGAACATCTAAAATGCAAATGTTATATGGAGTTCTTAAAGAGGCAATGGTAGGTTGTGAAGCAGGGAATGACTATGATATTATCCCATTCAAAGGCAAACCAGTAATCATAAGAAAAAAAGAGGGTTGGTTTAAAGTAATTGACCTTATCAAACCAGCAGAAATAGTAAGATTTACTAACAATGTTGTATTCAAAGGAGATGAATTTAAATTTAATCCAGTAACCGAGGAATTAATACATACACCAAAGACAACAAGTGATAAATATGATGATATTGAATATGCTTATGCTTATATAAAATTTGCTAATGGGTTTGAAAAAACTATATGTATGAGTAAGGCTGACATAGATAGCATTAAAAGAGTATCACCAAGTGCAAATACTACATTTAGCCCTTGGACTTCAATGCCAACTAAAATGGTTAAAACTAAAGTTGTTAAAGAACTTGCAAAAGAATTATTCACATTATTTGGTGGTAGAATAAATGCTATACTAGGAAAAGTTATTGAAAGTGACGAAATTTCAGTTAGTAGAGTAGATAGTAAAGGCAATATAGTAAACGAAGCAACTATTTATGAAAAACCAACAGAGGAGAAACCAAAAAGTTTAGACGAGGTATAAAATGGAATTTGAACAAGTTGAACCAAATAGTGAAAGATGGTTGGATTTAACTCCATTAAAGAATGAAATATGGAAAGACATACTTGGATTTGAGGGAATATATCAAATATCTAATTACGGTAGAGTTATGTCGTTAAAGAGAGAAATAAAATATGAAGCAGCAAATAAATATTGCAGGTATATTAGAAAACAAAATGTTGATGAAAAGATACTTAAATGTAGTTTTGATAAAGATGGATATGTAAAAATGGGTTTGTCATTAAATGGAACTTTGATAACTAGTAGAGGTCATTATTTGGTAGCAACTGCCTTTATACCAAATCCAAATAATTATCCCTGTATTAATCATAAAAATGAAATTAAAACAGACAACACTGTGGTAAATTTAGAATGGTGTACTGTTGCTTATAATAATAATTATGGTTCAAGGTGCAAAAAGATTAATCAATATGATTTAGATGGCAATTTTATTAAAACTTGGAATAGTTCTGCGGAGATATGTAGAGTTTTGGGTTTTAAAAAACGTGGGAATATCACTGGTTGTTGCAAAAAAAGAAAACATTGTAATACAGCGTACGGATATATATGGAGGTATTGTGAATTATAATATTATTTCCTCCTCCTCATCTGGCAATTGCGTTATTATAAACGATTATATTGCAATAGATATGGGGGTTTCTTATAAAAAGATTAAATCTTGTGTAAAAAAACTAAAAATAATTTTATTGACACATATCCATACCGACCATTTTAATAAGAATTGTATTAAGCAATTGGCATTTAATAAACCAACATTAAAATTCATATGTAGAATTTGGTTAGTAGATGAACTAATCAACTTAGGAGTAAATAAGAAAAACATTTTCGTTCTTGATAATTTAAAAGAATACGATTTAGGCTTATTTACTATCAAACCTATAGATACATACCATGATGTACCAAATACTTCATATTTAATTAATTTAAAGCCTATAAGGGTATATTATGCGACAGACACTTCAAGGTTAGATTATCTAGACTGTTTGAGAGGGTTAGATTATTATTTCGTAGAAAGAAATTATAGTGAAGAAGAATTAAAACAAAGAATAGAAGAAAAAGAGTTAAATTCAGAATATGTGTATGAGTATAGAGTACTTAATTCACATATGAGTGAAGAAGAAACAAATAAATTTTTAATGGAAATGATGAGTGATAATAGCAGATATATTTATTGTCACGAACACAAAGAAAAGGAGAGAGAAAATGAAGATTTTTAATAAAGATAGAATTGGTAAATATTTTAATTATAATGGGATAATATATAAAGTGGGGGATTTAGTATTATTGAAAAAATCAATTTTATCAACAAATTATGATGGAAAAATTGTACAAATATCAGATTTTTGTATTCAACCTAATACTGGTTTTGAACTACACTATGACGACTATAAATGTTTTGAAACAAAAGATGGTATGATTTTACCATTAAATAGAATTGAAAAAAAAGTATCTGGCACATTCTTCAAAAAGTTACCAAATGACTTCACAGGTACAATTGATGTAGTAAATGGTTATATTGGCAAACCAGAAATACTTGATGAAGAAGAAAAAAGATACCTAGAGGGAGTTATAAGACCTTTTAGAGATAAGGTGAAATATGTTATTAGAAAATCAGGCTATACAAAGGAGTTTATTGAAATAAGATTAGAAAGTGAATATACTTGTTTACCATATTTCAAAAAAAATACTATGTATAAAGGCATGGAATTAGAGAAAAGATACAGTCTTAAAGAACTAGGGCTATTTGAGGGGGAATAATATGATAAAAGAATATGAGAAAATTGAAGGACTTTTTGCTAGAGATGAGGGTACAAAAAAACTTAAAGATGGTGAATTTAGAAACCCAACTATTGAATTTTTAAAAAATATCTCATGGGATTTTACGGAAAAGATAGATGGAACAAATATTAGAATTTATTGGGACGGACATAAAGTGAGTTACTATGGTAGAACCGATAAAGCAGCAATACCTAGCCAATTAATGAATAAACTTATTGAATTATTTGGTGGAGAAGTAAATGAAGAAATGTTTGAGCAAAAGTTTGGAAGTAACCCAGTAATACTTATAGGCGAGGGTTATGGTAACAAAATACAAGCATGTGGTAAAGATTATAGAGATGATAACTCATTCATACTATTTGATGTATGGATAAGAGGAAAATATCTATCAAGAGAAAATGTAAATAATATTGCTAAATCTTTTGGAATAGAAGCAGTGCCAGTACTTTTCAAAGGCACTTTAGAAGATGGAATTGAATTTGTTAAGAGCAAACCATATTCAACAATTGGAGTTGCTAAAATGGAGGGTTTGGTTGCTAGACCTAGCGTGGAATTACTTGATGAAAATGGAAACAGAATAATAGTCAAAATAAAAGTTAGAGATTTTGAAGAGGCAAAAAATGACTAAAAGTGAAATGATAGATTTAATTATAAATGAGTTCATTAAAGATAAAGGCTTAATCAAAAAGAACTTAATGCAAGCAATGGATACTATAAGCCTAGTAAATGAGGAAGATGGTTGTAGAGTATCCTTGGTTATGAAATGGGAGGTGTTAAAGAATGATAAAAATAGTGACTAGAGAACATTGGAGAAACCTTGTTGACGAGAGAAATAATGCTATCAATGAATTAAATGAAGTTAAAGGTTTAGTCAAAACATATGAAGATACTAATAGAGAACTTGGTATTAAATGTGAAGAATTTGCTGATAAACTAGATACCAAAGACAAAGAAGTTAGAAAGTTAAAGGCATTGCTTACTAAAAACAAAATAGACTATAAACATTTATACAAAGGAGGAAAATGATATGGAATTAAAAGATACAATTAAATTAATGGAGAGTGAAGATTACAAGGAAAGGTTTAAAGCAGAATATTATCAAACTAAAATTAGATATGAAAAACTAAAGAAGTTAAATAATAAAATTGAGGCTTATAACCATTTGGATTTTGTTAATAGAGAGAAAATGGAAAACCCAAAGCATGACTGTCCTGCTGGTATGTTAAGAGAACAACAACAAATTATGGGTAACTATCTTCATATTTTAGAAGTAAGAGCAGAAATTGAAGAAATTAAATTATAGGAGGTTATTATGGAAGAAAAGTATTACACATCAAGTGATGGAACTAAAACCCCAATGAAAGATGTTGAAACTACACATTTAATCAATGGTTTATCTAAAAGATATAGAGAAATTTATAATGCTACTAACAAAGATGAATTTTCTAAGAAACTTAAAGAAATAGATGACATCAAAGAAGAAGTATATAAAAGGCACAATAAGTTTTATGAGGAGTTGGAAGATTAATGGAAGTAGATAAAAAATTACATAATCAAAGATTACTAACAGAATATTCTGAACTTTTGATTAGAAAGACTAAACTAAGGCTATATTTAGACCAACTAGAGCAAATAGAAGATACTTGTTCACAAACTCAAAAATTAGAAATAAGCACAATGAGAGAGCAATTATCTAGTATGGAAGATTATTTATTCACACTAGAAAAAAGACTTCAAATGGCTTTAGGAATAATTACAGGAGATGAAGAATAATGGAAGAAGAAGTAAAGAGACCTTATAAAATCATGCTAGGAGACACTATCACTGTCAACAGAAAAGATGTTAGAGAATATACTTTCTATAGCACTTCTGTTAGACAAAAACTTCAAGATGGCACTGAAATTCATCTTGAAAAGAAACTATCTTTCCCCAAAGATACAGACATTCCAGATGGAACTCAAATAAAAATAATTGATATGTTTGAGAATGGATATAAGCCTAGAAATAGTTATGATGTACAATGGAGTTTGTTTATCGCTGAATACGAGATAGTTAACATTGATAGTGGTGCATTTGACGAGTATAATCAGTCCAAAGAGGGCTTTGATATAAATGAATTAGATGGTAGCCAAAGCGACTATATGGACGATTTGCCATTCTAATAGAAAGGAGAAGTTATGGAAATCTTAAAAGATATATTTATGGTTTGCTTATATCTAACTGGTATTGTTGCTTTAATATCAATAATCATTAGTTTCATTGATAACATGATAGGTAGAAAGACTGCTAAGAAGCAAGTTTTAGAAGCAAAAGAAAACCTAGACAAATCATTAGATGAATTAACAAATATGCTTTCTGACCTAGCCATGAAAGAACTAGAAAAGGAAGTAGCAAAAGCAAATAAGAAGAAGAGTACTAAGAAATAGTATTCTTTTTTAATTTGTATTGACATTTATAATGAAATGTGTTACAATATTGAACGTAAAGAAAGAGGAGAAAAAAATGAAAAACGAAATTATATTCAAGGATTTAGATTTATCCAAAGTACAGGAAAGTTTTGAAGAATATGTTGACGTAGACGAGTTAACATTAAAGGCTTACAAAGTAGGAATATTGAATTTTATGGCTTATTTAAAAAAACATAATATAAATAACCCTACTAGAATTGATTTTAAGGCTTATAGAGACGAATTAAAGAGTAGTATGACTATTAATACTATTAATACTTATATGACCTCAGTAAGGGCTTTATTTAAGTATTTAGAGTTAAATGGCATATACGAAAATATTACTAAAGATGTTAAGAGTGTTAAAACTTCTGCACTACCTAAAACTCAAATCATATCTACTGACAAGTTAAAGGATATTTATAACAACATAACAGACCTTAGAGAAAAGGCAATATTTAGTCTTGCTTGTTCAACTGGTTTAAGAGCAAACGAAATCGCTACTGCAAAAATAGAAAACATAAAGGCTTACAATGGAGAAGTTGTATTGTTTATAAAATGTAAAAAGAGAGATGACGAAAGTGAATACAATAAGTTATCTCCTAAGGTTATAGATGACCTTTATAATTATATTGGTAATAGAAGTAGTGGGTATATATTTATATCTACTAGTAACAATAGTCAAGGACAAGGAGTAACTAATAAAACCATTAGAAGTATAATCAAAAAAATATTCAAAGACAATGGCATAGATGAAAATAGAGTATCATGTCATAGCCTTAGAAGAAGTTTTGCTACTATTGCTTATCAAAATGGGGCAGATGTAAGAACTATTCAAGACACTCTTCATCAACTAAGCCCAGTTACCACACAAAGATATATTAATAAATGTGTTAGGGATAATAACAAACTTGAATATAATGTTAGTAATATACTATTTGATTAGGAGGAACATTATATGGCAAAATTAAACGCTAATCTCACTATGCGTATAGAAAGCGATACTCTTGAAGAGTTTAAAAGACTTTGTGGTAAAAATTATCAAAAAAAAAT